CGCATCTAATCGTATATCCCCAAAACCACAGAGCGTGGCCGAAACTGGCGACGACCGGCCAAGACTAGAAACGATCACGCCTGAAACGGCCCGATCACGAGCTACGGAAATATTGGGTTTTGCTAGGGACGTTATGGGCGTAGAGCTTTACCCCTGGCAAATACGTTGTTTGCATGGCATTACCGCTTTAGACGAAAACGACAATTTTTTACGCCGTGTTTCGTACCTATCCGTTGCGAGACAAAACGGTAAGAGCCTTTTGGGCGCAGCATGCATAGGGTGGTTTTTAACTATTGAAGCACCGCGCCGAGGCGGCAGCCAAGTAGCCATATCGGTAGCTCACAAACTCGACTTAGCGGTTTCTATGTTTAAGTATTTGGCCCCAATTTTGCAGGAGAAATTCGGCGCTAAAGTTTCTTGGTCGTATGGCCGTAACGAGCTAGAGCTACATGGGCACCGGTGGATTGTTAGAGCAGCTACGCCGCAAGCCGGTCACGGCTATAGTGCGGCTTTTCTATATATCGACGAAGCGTGGGACATTTCCGAGGACAGTTTAGATACCGGACTTTTGCCGACTCAACGCGCTGTAAAAAACCCTATTTGTATTATTTCGTCTACAGCTGGCACACAAAATAGCCACGCGCTTTTACGTTGGCGTGGTCAGGGTTTACGGCAGATAGACGCCGGCGAAGTTGGCCCTATGTATTTTGCCGAATGGTCGCCCCCGGCAACTCTTGACCCGATGACGCCCGAGGCATGGAAAATGGCTAACCCAAGTTTGGGGCGCGGTGGTTTAACTATTGACGTTTTACACGCCGAAGCTAAAGCGCCCAACCGGTCTAGCTTTTTACGATCGTCTGTAAATATTTGGATTGCTTCTAGTACGAGTTGGTTAGAAAATGGGCTATTTGCGTCTTGTGCTACTACCGACCCGATACCAAAGGGCGGCACGTTATCTGTAGAAACTTCGTTAGACGGTACGCGTTATGTAGGCGTTCGCGCGGTACAAGACGGCAATAGATCATTAGTTACCGTTGCTTTTGACGTGGACAGCCTTGCGGCGGCGTGGGAACGCATAGCGGAACAAATGCGCGACCCGTCGTTACAACTAACCATTACCCCGCCGTTTGAAATTTCATGCCCGCGGGAATATGACAGCCGCCGCGCCATAGTTGGGTATCGCGAGCTAGGCCGATGGACACAAGGCGTACGCGCTTTAATTGTCGAAGGTCGCGTACAACATTCCGGCGAAATATCTTTAATAGAACAAACCGAACGCGCAGTACTTGTACGCCACCAGCAAACCGTAGCCCTATCATCGGCGCGATCTAGCGGCCCTATCGAAATGGCCCGCGCTATGGTGTTCGCTGTTGCGATGGTTTCACGCCCCGCCAATAACGCTAAACCTATTGTCGCGTTCTCTAACGGTTAGCATTAGATCGGTTTTGGGGCGCGTCGGGCGCCCCAATTCCACCCCAACGGGTAAACCTTGTGGCATAATGCGCCTATGGCTTTATTTCGACGCGACCCCAAACCCGTTTACGGCATTGCCGAACCGGAAGTAAAAGCCGCTGTAGGTTACGGATACCAACAGCAAGGCAATCAAGGCGCTAGCCAAATTGGGCCACCGTATTACGCATACGCAGACGACGCAGCCCGCGCCCGTTGCATGTCAGTACCGACCATCTCCCGCGCCCGTGATCTCATCGCGTCGGTCATTGGTTGCCTACCGCTTGAAATGTATACCTTGCAATGGAACGGCGAAGAAATGGAAGAAATACCATTAGCGCCCCGCAGCTGGCTACAACGTCTAGACCCGGACAATACAAACAACTTTACGCTTTCATGGCTTTTTGACGATCTCTTTTTTTTCGGGGTTGGGTACTTACACGTCAAAACTAGGACGGCCGACGGCTACCCCGCCAGTTTTCAACGTCTCCCGGCGAACCTTGTAACGACATTGGATCAGCAAGGCGCGGTAAGTTTCGGGCCATCTAAACAACTTATGTTTTTAGGCTTACCACTTGACTACAAAGACGTTGTGCAATTTATTAGCCCTATTCAGGCTTTAACAACTGTTGCCCCGCGCGCTATCGACACGGCGCTAAAGCTCGAGCAAGCCGCAAACCGTAACGCGGTAGCGGTGCAACCTTCCGGCGTACTTAAACAAACTGGCGGCCAGCCTTTAAGCAGCGAAGAATTAGCACAAATGGCGCAATCGTTCAACGTGGCCCGCATGTCTAACAGCGTTGCCGCGATCTCGGAACACTTGACATACAGCGAAACCAGCGCAACACCGGACAAAATGCTATTAAGCGAAGCCCGCAATTTTCAAGCGCTCGAAATGTCACGCCTAGCCAATATCCCCGGCTTTTTATGCAACTTGTCTATCGGTGGTTACAATTATTCGAACAACGCCGACGCCCGCCAACAGCTATGGCTATTTGCATGCAAGGCCTACAGCGAGTGCATTTCACAAACCCTGTCAGGCGACAACGTTCTACCGCGCGGTACCTATGTACGCCTAAACCCTAAACAGTATTTAGCGGCCGACTATATGGGCGGCTACGGCGGGGAAATGCCCGACGAAATGCCAACAATCGAAGAAACAGTTAGAGTACCTTTAAGCTAATGATTAAATTGACCGCTACCGCAATAACAGTAGACGCAGCAGCACCGGACGGCAGCCGTACCGGGCAACGTGTAATTATGGGCATTGCCGCCCCCTATGGCGTAACCGCAAGTGTTAGCTCGGGCGAAACGGTGTTATTTGAGCCGGGCAGCCTTTCGGCCCCTAATCGCATGCCACGCGTTTACATGTTCCACGACTCGAGCCAACCCGTCGGCATCGTTACGCAGCTCGATAACTCAAGCCCTAACGAACTTTTATTTTCCGCTCGCATTAGCGCTACCCCATTGGGTGACACCGCATTAACCCTTTCAGCAGACGGGGTGCTTGACGTCTCCGTAGGCATTTCTCCGCAGCAATGGACAACCGACGACGCCGGCGTTATGCGCATCACGGCAGCTGTAATCGACGAGATTTCTTTAGTGCCACAACCGGCATTTAACGCCGCCAAAATAACCGAGGTTTATGCGTCGGCAAGTATCCACCACAACCCCGACGAAATAGACAATAATCAAGAAAACCCACTAGACGAGGAAACCCCCGAAATGGAAAAGACACCCGAAGTAGCAGCCGTAGAAGCAGCAACACCAACCGCGCCAATTTGGGCCGAAGCACCTAAGCGCTTCACAATGCCTAGCGCCGCGCAATACATGGCCGCCTATGCATCTAGCCCGTCAGAATTTGCGCAAATTAACGCACAAATTAAAGCCGCCGCGCCATTTATCGACACTTCTAGCACCCCGGGCATTTTGCCCGAAATCATTACGGGTACCGTGTATGACGGGCTAAATCCTATCCGTCCTTTCGTGTCGGCTATTGGTACTCGCGCCATGCCTACAGCTGGCGCAACGTTCCGCCTTCCAAAAATTACAGTACGACCAGTCGTAACGCAGCAGCCAACAGGCGAAAATACAACGCTTGACCCTTCGACCGTAACCGTGTCAAACACCGACGTTTCTAAACTCACATTCGGTACCTACGTCACAATGTCAGAGCAAGATCTCGACTGGACAGACCCCGCATCGCTCAATATCGTTCTCGAGCAGCTTGCCATTGCATACGGACAAGCAACCGACAACTACGCCATTGACAACTGCCACGCCGCAATCGTTCAGACAGCATCAGTAGCCGACACCGCCGTAGGTGCCGATTGGGTAGCAGCCGTTTACGACGGTGCGCGCCAAATCTCCGAAAGCTCGAACTACTTGCCTAGCCACATGTTCGTAACCCCTGCCAGTTGGGCGGCTCTTTCAAGCAGCGTAGACGACCAAAACCGTCCGGTATTCCCATACACGGGCGCACCTAACCTCATGGGACAAAACGCAGCAGGCAACGCAGCAGCGAACACATGGAACGGCAACCCGCTAGGCCTTGTACTCGTCGTAGACAAGAACGCACCCGGCTCGTTCATGGGACACGCAGCAGGCCCCGCAGCTGGCTATCACTACTTCGAGCAGCCAAAGGGCGCAATTAGTATTGACGTGCCTTCAAGCCTTAGCCGTACAATCGCTTTTCGCGGTTATGCAGCAGGCTCAATGCGCGACGCTACAAAATTCGTCAAGTTCGTTTAGCCCGAAAGGCGGTTAGCCGCCAATGGCTATTTACACAGTCACACATAAAACGCTAATAACTAATTACGCGTCTTTACAGTTACTTGAGCAACACGACATAGACCCCGGCGATGTAGTCACCGTCGCCGGGGTAAATGCCACATTTAACGGATCACGCACCGTATACGCAACACCCGAATATCTTTTTACGGGCGTTAGCGACGAAGGCGATTTAGAGTACGACTACAACCAACCAATCCCGTACCAAATCATTTACGCACTAACCGCCGACAACGTAGAACGCAGCGCGTCTACCGGCACCGTAACCAATGATCTCGTAGCTTGTACTTGGATCACCGCTACCGATATTGAGGACTGGCTAGGTATCGGCACCGCAACCGCCGGCGATGCCGCATTTCTTACGGTATGCGCTAGCGCGGCTAACGAATTTTGTTTTACCCGCCGCAAAATTGCCGGCTATCAGGATCTACTAGGAACGGTACCCAACGGGGCCGTAAAACTTGGGACAGTACAATACGGCGGCGCGCTATACCGCCAGCGCGGCGGCCTACAAGATATGGCTACATTCGACGGCTACGGCGTCGCCAGCACCAACGGCCTTAACGGCACGATTAAACAACTATTGGGTATTGACCGCCCAACGCTCGCGTAATGCCCGTAGTCGCCTTTACAGACCTGTTTAACGAGTGCCTAGACGACCTAGCGGCCAAACTTGCCACTATCTCGGGCTTGCAAGTAGTGACCGACCCGCGCAACCTTGTCCCGCCCTGCGTCTTTATCGACGCCCCAACATTTCAGGCCTACAACGGCAACATAGTCAAAATGAGCTTCCCGGTGCGGTGCATCACATTAGGCCCCGGTAACCTAGACGCCCAACGGTCTTTAATGAACTTGGCGGCCAAAGTATTAAACGCTTCTGTAGGTGTCACCGATGGACGGCCAACTATGGCTATTATCGGCGGGGTAGAGCTACCCGCCTACGATCTCAACATAAACATTCAAGCGCAAACAAGTTAGGCACACAATGTACGTAATTCTTTCAGAACGCATAGGCACGGTAGGTGGAAAATACAACCCAACCGAAGGCGTGAATATTAACGCTTTAATAGCTGGCGGCTTCATCGGTCAAAGTTCCACCACTAAAGCCGCTAAATCTGCTAAAACAGAGACAGACACCGACACCGAAACCGATACAAAGGACTAACCCCTATGGCTACTAGCACACTACTTAGCAACCCGCACGTTATTATTAACTCTGTAAATATGAGCGATCAATGTACGGCCGCCAATTTTTCGATAGATTACGCGCAATTAACCGCATCGGCCTTCGGAGATGTTGATAATAAATACGTTAAGGGCCTCGGAGACCACTCTTTAACGTTAAGTTTTTACGGATCGTTTGCAGCTACCGAAACTTGGGCAACGCTCAACGGTTTAGTAGGTACAACCTTTACCGTTATTGTGTCACCCGAAGCACCGGCAACACCGGGCACCTATTCGGCCACCAATCCCGGAATGACCCTAACCGGCACATTTCTCGCATCGCTACCTGTGAACTTTGCTCTCGGAGAGCTTAATACTATGGATATCGTATGTACCGGCGGGGTTTACTCGCTCGACGTATCCTGATCTAAACACCTAAACAAAGGCCCGACATGAATATAACAATCCGAGTAACCCGTAACGACGGCACCTACGACGTACACACGAACCTAATGGTAGTGGTGCTGTGGGAACGCAAATACAAAATGCGTGCCAGCGATCTAGCAAACGGCGTAGCAATGGAACACCTAGCGTACATGGCATACGAAGCGTCGAAAATGGCTAATATCGTTGTACCGGTTTCATTCGACCAATTTATTAAAGAGTGCGCCGCGCTGG